ATCTTCACTGATATTCAAGTATCTGGTGCATCTACCGTAGTTGGTGACGCTAGGTTTGAATCCGATGTTTATGTCCTTGGTGATTTAAATGTAACTGGTGATATTGTATATGATGAGGTAAGAGGTCGTAATCTCAATATTAGTGGTGTTGGTACTATTGCCAATTTCAATAGTGGTCTTGGTACAATCACCACTCTTGATTCTGAAACTGCTGATCTTAATGATGTTAAAATCACGTCTGGTATTATAACCAGTCAGGTTGGTACTTATGCGACGATTAATACAGTAGATATCGAAGTTCTTGACGCAAAAGATGTCAAGATCACAGCTGGCATCATTACTGATATTGTCGGTACTGCTGCTACAATTACTACGATTGATGCTAATACTGCTGATCTAGTTGCTGCCAACATTAACGTTGGCATGATTACCAGTGCCTACATTACTGCTGGTATTGTCACTGACATTCAAGTATCTGGTGCCTCTACAGTAGTAGGTGTAGCAACATTCCAAGATGATGTTTACGTTGCTGGTAACCTTAACGTCATTGGTGACGTTGTATATGATGAGGTAAGTGGTAGAAATATCAATATCACTGGTGTTGGCACCATTGCCAACCTCATCACGACTGGTGTATCTACAATCCCAACTCTGGATGTAGAAAATCTTGATGCTCTTGATGCCAAGATTACAACTGGTATTGTAACGTCTCTGACTGGCACCTATGCCACGATTACAGACACATTAACCGTAGGAACGGCAATTACCTTCAGAAGTGGTATTGTCAGTGCTACAACGGTCACTGGTGAGATTGTAAGAGTTGATACTGCCATCTATGACAGCAACAACAATGTAGGTGCCGCTAACTCCATCCTGACTATTTCTGGTGGTAAGTTAATCTGGCAAAATCCTCAAGAAGCAAACATCTCCACGTCGTTTGCTCCTGGCAGCACTTATTTTGTTGCCGAAAATGGAAGTGACGCAAATGAAGGAAACAGAGCAGAAAGACCCTGGAGAACAATTGGATACGCTTTAGCAAATATCAGTGACATTGGTGAAAATGATATTCTGAATATCGGAGCTGGTGTATATGAAGAAACATTCCCACTGACAGTTCCAGAGGGACTGACAGTTAAAGGTGCTGGTCTTCGTGCTACGAAGATTGTGCCCACCACTGCTACTCAGCAGAAAGATGGTTTCTTGATGAACAACAGAACTGTTGTTGAAGACCTTACCATTGGTGGTCAGTATTTTGATACTGCTGGTAATCAAGGTTATGCATTCAAGTATGCTCCTGGAATTGGTATTACGCAGAGATCTCCATATGTTCAGAGAGTAACCGTTCTGAACTTTGGTAGTAACACCACTGCTGATGATCCATATGGTTATAGTTCAGCAGATTCCCCACCATCCTCTTACATTGCTGGTGGTGGTGCTTATATTGATGGTTCTGAAGTAACCAGTGATTCTCTGGAGGCAGGTTTCCTATTCAATGAGTGTACTTTTATTGTACCAAACAGTAAGGGTATTGAAATGACAAACGGAGCTCGTGTTGAGTTCCTAAACTGCTTCTCTTACTTTGCTGCAACTGGTATTGAAGGTACGTCTGGCACTGTTGGACTCGCTTCTGATGGTAAGACAAGACTGAGAGCAACTGGTCTTACGACAGACGTTGGAGTCGGCAACACCGTTACCTATTTTGATACTGACGGTGTAACTGGTCTGGCAACTGGTATTGTTGCTAGTGCCGATGCCACTTATTTCAGAATTTCTGGTAAGAGCGAGGGATTTGAAGTTCTTCCAAATAGAACTGCTCAGGCAGTTACCTTCAATGGTGATGCACAACTTTCCACCAATTTCCCTAAGTTTGGGACAGCATCTCTGTATCTTGACGGTACAAATGATTCTATTAGTGCTGAGACTGCTGGTGGATTCGGTTTCGGAGCGAATGACTTCACCGTTGAGTTCTTCATTAGACCAGATGAAATCACTGGTAAGAAAACAATCTTTGACTTAAGAAATGGGTCAGCATCTGATACTGCTCTTAACATCGTTTCCGTTGGTGCTAGTATCGGTGTACAAGTAGGTGCTACGACTGCCATTCTTGGTAACACTGGATTGAGCACTGGAACTTATTATCACATTGCTCTTGCCAGAGAGTCTACATCTACAAAACTATTCATTAACGGCACACAAGAGGGTTCTACTTACTCGGATAGCAATGACTATGGAAGCACCAAGCCAATGGTCCTTGGTGCCGAATATGACGGTGCTACAGGTGCTTATAAGGGATACATTGATGAGTTCAGAGTTGAAAAAGATGTCAGCAAGTATACATCAAACTTTACTGCTCCAGTAGCAGAACTTCTGGGTGATAGAGATACCTCTGTTCTCCTTCACTTCAATGGTGCTGCTGGTGTAACCACTACGTCTGATGACATCATCGTCAATCAGGATATCCGCATTACTCAAGCTGGTGGTGGAATCGGAACCGCAACCAAATTCACATTGGCAGACTTTAGTCAGTTTGGTGCTGACATGCGTTCTGTTGGTTGTGCTCTTGAGTATGGTCAGAAGGGTGTCGTCGCTGATGGTGACGGTGTTACTCTGAGATTCTTCGCAGTTAATTTCAACTTCATCGGTTCTGGTGGAGATTTCTCTAACGATCCCAACCTTGCTATTCAAGCAAACGAAGTTACAGAACTGAACAACGGTGAAGTTTCCTATGTCAGTATTGACCACAAAGGTGACTTCAGAGTTGGTGAAGCATTCTTCGTTGACCAAGAAAACGGAACAGTATCCTTTACCAACCAGGTAACAAGTCTTCAAGCACTTTCTTCCCTGACGATTACTGATGGCACTAACAGCAGTGTTATCACACCAACTAGTGGTCAGTTCGGAAACGTCACGATTTCTGGAAACAACATTGAGACACTTTCTGGTGATCTAAACATCAACCCAGCTGGTTCTGGTGAGGTTAATATTATCGGTGATGTGAATATTGTTGGTATCTTGACGGCACAGGTCGTTCAGATTGATGCTTTCCAAAGAGGTGATACTTCGATCGCTCTTGATGATTCTGGTTCTGACGGAACTATCAGATTCAATACTGATGGCACTGAGGGAATGCGGTTGGATAACAACCAAAATCTTGGAGTCGGAACAGACTCACCAAGAGCCAGACTGGATGTTGTCGGTGATACTCTAGTTGAAAATATTAATGCCAGTGGCATTGCTACTCTCACTCAAGTCGATTCTCCTCTTGGTGAGTTTGATACCATCAACATTAGTTCTGGTTTTGCTACCAACTTCACATTCTCTGGTATTGCCACATTCCAAGATAATGTTTACTTCGGTGACAACAATGTTCTGAACTTTGGTAACTCTGATGACTTAAAAATCTTCCATAATGGATCACACTCAGTCATTAGAGATGAAGGAACTGGTGTTCTTTTCCTTCAGGGAGATTCCGATGTAAGGATTACTGATGTTGGTGGTAATGAAGTATATGGACAATTTAACAAGAATAGTTCAGTAGATCTTTACTTTGATAACATCAAGAAATTTGAAACCACTACTCATGGTGTAACGATTACTGGCGGTGTTCTTGTTTCTGCTGCTTCTACATTCCAAAATTCAGTTGAAATTATTGATGATTTCAAATTAACTTTTGGTGATGATATAGATTTACAGATTTATCATTCTTCAGATCCTGCAGTTGGATCTGTTATTCAAGATATTGGACCTGGAAATCTAAACATCTGGGGAGATAGTGAAGTAATTATTGGCAATATAAATGGTGCCGAAACTAAAGCTAAATTCATTACAGATGGAGCGGTAGAACTCTACTACGACAACACCAAGACATTTGAAACCACTGCTGATGGTATTGATGTAACAGGTCATACTGAGACTGACACATTACAAGTCTCTGGTATTACAACAGCAGCTAACATCGAGATTGGTTCTGCTAGCAATAACACAATAAATAGCAAGACGGGTGCTCTGACCTTAAACTCTGAGATTGGTAGCAATGTTGCCATCAGCACTCACGTCAACATTGTCGGATTCCTTTCGGCAAGTAATGGCATTTATTATGATTCTGGTGAATATAATGGTCCCAATGGAATCGCATTCTTTGATGGTGACGGATTAATCGTCAGCAGTGGTGCGACAACTAGTGGTATTACAACTTCTAATTATCTTCTCACAACTAACGCATCTGGTGTTCCAGTGTGGACAGACGTATTTGACGGAGGCTCCTTCTGATGGCAAAACCGAATAGTAGACAATCACTCATTGATTATTGTCTTAGAAAACTTGGTGCCCCTGTTCTGGAAATCAACGTTGCCGATGAACAGATTGATGATGCCGTAGACGACGCTCTTCAGTTGTTTCATGAAAGGCATTTTGATGGTGTTGTAAGAACTTTCTTAAAGTATCAAATTACTGAAGAAGACAAAGACCGTGGAAGAGCTGGTCCTGGTGGAACAGGTATTTCAAGCGAGACTGCTGTTGGTGTAACGACTAATTTCACTTGGTACGAAAACGGTAACTATATTCAAGTTCCAGATTCGATTATTGGAATCGAAAAAGTATTTAAATTTGACTCCAGTTCTATTTCCAATGGAATGTTCAGTGTCAAGTATCAGTTATTCTTGAATGACATTGCATTTGACCTTGGATATCAGGGTCTTCTTTCCTATGCAATGACAAAGAGTTATCTTGAAGATATTGACTTCCTTCTGACAACTGATAAGCAATTAAGATTTAATAAGAGACAAAATAGATTGTACATGGACATCGACTGGGCAAGTGCTGTGTCTGGTGATTACATTGTATTGGATTGCTACAGAATTATTAATCCAGATGATTTTACTAACGTATATAACGACTCTTTCGTAAAGTTATATCTAACTGCTTTGATTAAGAGACAGTGGGGTCAGAACCTCATCAAGTTCAAGGGAGCAAAACTTCCTGGTGGTATTGAACTTAATGGTAGAGAAATCTACGACGATGCCGAAAGAGAAATTCTGGACATCAAGAATAGAATGCTCTCAGAATACGAAATTCCTCCCCTTGATCTTATCGGATAATGGCACTTAATCCATTCTTTTTGCAAGGCTCTGCCAACGAACAGTATCTTTTACAAGATCTGATCAATGAACATCTAAAGACATATGGGATAGAGATTTACTATATTCCTAGAAAAGTTCTTGGCAAAGATAATATTATTAGAGAAATCGAGACTTCCAAGTTCGATGATAACTTTGCTATTGAAGCGTACCTTGAAAACTTTGAGGGATACGCTCCTGGATCTGACATCATGACGAAGTTTGGAATCAATCTTCAAAATGAAGTTACTTTGACTCTTTCTAAAGAAAGATTTGAAGAATTTATTCAACCTTTTATGGCAGAGGTTGATGATAGTCAGATGCTTATTGATAGCAGACCAAGAGAGGGAGACTTGGTTTATTTTCCACTTGGTGAGAGATTATTTGAAATCAAAAGAGTAGAACATGAGCAACCATTCTACCAACTTGGAACAAACTACACATACAAATTAGAGTGTGAACTCTTCCAGTATGAAGGTGAAGACATCGATACAAGTATTGACGTTATCGATGATGAAATTAAAGAAATCGGATATATCACAGAACTTACTCTTGTTGGTCAAGGTGTAACCGCTACCTGTAGAATTGATAACTTTGGAAGAACAGGTATTCTACAGAAAATCGTTCTGACTGATGATGGTGCTGGATATACTCAAGTACCAACAGTTACTATTGAAACTTCACCTGCGCTTCTACCAGGATCAACTGCTGAGGCAGTTGCTATCACTACAGTAAGAAAAGGTGTTCATTCTATCGACAGAATTCTGATATCGAATCCTGGATTTGGATATACTGTTCCACCAACTGTAACGATCACGAGTATTGCGAATACCTCACCTGGTGGTCAAGGTGTATATGGATCTGGAGCAGCTGCCACTTCTGTTATTACAAATACTGGTATTACTTCCATTCGTGTTACTAATGGTGGAAGTAACTATTTCAACACACCAATTATTGCTATTGGGTCAGGTATAGGAATCTCTCAAGCAAGAGTAGAACCCACTGTTGTTGATGGAGTTCTTACAAATGTTTTGTTCTCTGATACTGGATTTGGATATACCGCAGCACCCACCATTAATGTATTGAGAATTGGTGAAGATGGAGCTTTGATAGAGAATAACTTCCAGTATAACGAAAATATCGTTGGACAGGCTTCTTCTGTAACCGCTAAGGTAAGAGATTGGAATGCTGATACAAAGATTCTTAAGGTTGGGATAAATAGTGGAAGGTTCCAAGTTGGTGAGGCAATTATTGGAGCTGCATCTTCTGCTAGATGGAAAGTTGCTTCTTTCAACGATTATGATGAAGACGCACCATTTGATCAGAATGATGAATTTGAATCTGAGGGTTTGAGTATTTTAGACTTCAGTGAAACTAATCCATTTGGTGA